CTATGCCTCATTCTTCTTATCGTCTACTGCAACACTACTGCAACCGGGCAAAGAAACGCCTTTAATTTCGTCGTAGACCTCGTTTTGCATGGCGTTGATATAAATAGATGTCGTGACGATAGAAGAGTGTCTCAACTGCTTTGAGATGGTTCTTAGAGGGACTCCCTCTTTGGCCAGTATCGTAGCATGTAGATGCCTCAATATATGGACCGAACCTCTGGGGGACACCCGTAACATAGCTCGGTGTAGCGTAGCCGTTACACTGTCTGGTTTAAGGTGTCTCCCATTTTTATCACAAAAGACGAATTCGCTACTGATTCCTGCCTTCCTGTATTCGTCTTTAAGGTTTGCAATCAGTTCCATTCCGTCGTCAGGTATCTGGACTATCTGTCCAGAGATGCCGTTCTTGGGAGTCTTTATATACAGACGATGAGATGTAGCCTGACAGGTATAATTTCTCCTTACCGTAACGATACCTTTCTCTTCATCAATATCTTCCCACTTCAATCCGATTAGCTCTCCCCGTCGTAGGCCGGTATATAAACAAAATAATCCTAGGTATCTCATACCGATAGGGTGAAGTTCGTTCAGTGACTTAATGACATCCTCCACTTTCGGAAGTATGTATGGGTTCTGTTTGCGATGGCTTATAAAATCTAAATCAACCCCATGATGTATATATCCTTCTTTCTGAGCCTGTTTCAAAGCCCTCATATAGAATTTTACCGTCGTGTGAGTCGTAGCTTCTGCATAACCCATTCCTTTCATATTAGCTGCGAAAGCCTTCAATGTGGAATCTGTGACTTGTGATAGTTTGAGTTCCCCGGTAAGCCTTATGATTCTCCTGGATATAGATTGATAATTCTCTATGGTGCTGTTATTCGTAAGAGGCAGGCTATTGACATGGTGGGGAAGGTAATCAGCTACCGTCATATTCTTGCTCTGAGGGACGATTTCCCCCGATGTTAATTTCTCTTTTATCTTCTTCTTGAGTTTGGCCAACGCCTCGGTCTTGTTCTTTCCATAGGCGGTGATTCGTTTCTTGTCTATCGTCTCTTGGGCGCAATAAGTCCCATCTTTCCTTACATATACGGTTCCTTCTCCGTTGCTTCTCTTTCGTGCCATTCATACTCACCTCTTGTGTTTATTATAACATTATATGCAATGACGCGGTAGATGACAAAATGGCTTGACATAGAACATGCGTTCTATTATAATGAAAACAACAGGGAGAAAATTACAAAAAGTTAGTATAGTCAATTTGACATACTCACTTACATGTAGTATAATAATCACAGGAAGTGAGTTAGGAGGTGAGCCCCATACTTCTCAAGACGAAAGAGGTCGCTGAGTACCTCAAGATTTCAGACCAGCAGGTAAGGCGGCTGGTGGACAAGAAGGAACTTCCGTGTATTAGAATCTCCCAAAGGGTCCTTCGGTTCAGGAAGGAAGACGTTGAAGAATTCATTTCAGGGAGGGAAATATAATGGACCAATACATTGTGGAGTTCAGAATGTCGGGAAAGACTTTCCCGGAACACTATACCGTGGACACCCGGAAAGAGGCATACCAGCTCTTAGACGAGTTGATTGAAGAAGCCGAAGGCTGGGGGGACAGGTGGGAGGGTAAAATCTCGAAAGCTCACCACTTCGACTATAAGTCCCACTAAGGGACTTCATTTACCCTTGAATACTCACTTTTAGTGATTTTTAATAGGAGGAATCATTATGACAAACACAGAAATTATGGAAGCATTGAAGGCACCGTTCAAACCGGAAGAGGTCATGTGGGTTATCGGACGCAAGAGCAAGGACAAGAGCAAAGCCGAAGCCATGGCTTACATCAGCTCCCGGGCGGTCATGGAACGTCTTGATGAAGTAGTAGGCCCCGATAAATGGGAAGTCGAATACATCCCGGCGGATATGGGGACAGCAACACGGACGACATATAAAGGAGAAGAAACATATAGTATCAAAGGCTTCTTGGCCAAGATGACGTTGCATCTGCCGGAAGGTGATGTGTCGAGAATGGACGGAGCTAACTGCACAGATTTCAGCCCGTTCAAAGGCGGTATTACCGGAGCCATGCGCCGTGTAGCTTCTGCTTTTGGCATTGGCCGTTACCTGTACAACCTGCCTCGTCAGTGGGTGCCTATTGACCAGTGGGGTAACTTTACAGAACGTCCGAAGCTTCCGAGTTGGGCGTTACCGGAAGGAACTGTTCAGGACGAACCGGAACCGAGACAGTCTTACCATCGTGAAGATTCCTACGAAGAACATCAGCCGCAGGCATCCTCGACTGGAGAAGTTATGATGCCGCCGAACACGAAGTACGCAGGCAAACCGGTATCTTCGGTTACGGACTTCGGTTATCTGACTTGGGTAGTCAATAAGTCTCGATTCTCGGAAGAAGTCAAGAACGCCGCAGCGAAAGTACTTGCCGATCAGCAGGCGGCTATGTATGACGAACCGGCTTAGGAGGTAGCCTATGGAGTTAGACGTAAGACTTTGCCAGAAAGTAGGCGTAAGCGCGGCTATTGTCCATTCGGTCATTCGTAAGCAGTGCGAAGTGAAAGGTGTCCCCTTCGAGGGGCACCGGTTCGCTCGCATGTCCATTGGAGATATTAACCGTAAGATACCGTTCCTTTCGGCAAGGACAATAACAAGAGCGTTGGACCGACTCGAAGCAAAAGGGTTGGTAGAGAATAGAACATTCGTGGGAACCACAAAGTGGAGGAGAGCATTATGAGTAGAATTAATGTTTACCAAAGGAATAAATGGGTTAATCTCTGGGTGAGTTACATGGGCGGGAAGAGGTTTTCTTGGCTTGTTTCTGCTAAGGCCACAACTGATGAATTCGAGTGTGATTACTCTATGCTTAACAAGCTATGCAGGTCTGGGCTATCCAGTACAGCCAAGGGTATTTTCTCTTTTATACTCCTTAATCGGTATCTTCCCACGAAAGTCTGTCTATATGGACAGACAACTATTGCAAAGATGTATGGGTGCGCTAACAACACTGCCAGAAGAGCATTGAATGAACTCGAAGATAACAAAATTATTTACTCCCTCAAGATACACACTGGAAGGTATATAGCATACCAATACGTTATCAACGAATACAAAGAGTGGAACTTACCCGAAAATAGTAAGGGGATACACGAGGAGAAAATTTGAAAGTAGAACGTTCATAGGTAATAAGAAATGGAGGAAAGCACTATGAACACAGAAAAGAAGAATATGATTTCGGTATATCCGGTTAATAAGTGGGTGAACAAGTGGGTCATAAAGAGAGGTGCTAGAGACTTCGTTTGGAGAATATCTACAAAAGCTCCTACAGATTCTTTACATATATCTCCAGACCAAATGATGGTTTTAACAGAATCTGGATTATCTCCTACAGCTAAAAGTATATTTGCTTTTCTTTTCCATCACCGTTTTTCAACCACAAGAGTTTGTCTATATGGCTCGTTGACCATTGCACGAATGTACGGATGTGCGAATAATACTGCCAAAAAAGCTCTGAAAGAACTCGAAGCTAGTAACATTATAAATAAATTGAAGATTTACACTGGGAAGAATGTATCGTATCAGTATTACATTACCGACTATGGCAAATGGATTCTCCCTAAAAATAGGCGTTCTGGTGAAAATATTGAAGCCCCTATGCAAGTGATTGAATTAGATGAGTAGGGTGTCAATAATTAATCTCTATCTAAACTTCTAAACCTCTAAACCTGTCCGAGGTAACGCACCTCTTACGAGGTGCTACCTCGGACAATAAGAGATTCGTTCGCTTTCGCTCTCTCATCTCTCTAGTATTACATACTAGTTAATTAATTAATTTAAATTCTAAAGTTCTACACTAACTCTAGAATTACAATCTTAAAATAGCTCGTTGACCACAGGCCAATGAGTTATCTTAATTAATTAAATATAATAAGTTGGTATGATTCTTTATCTGGAGGTAGAAAGAACGATACCAAGTAATTACTTGTATATGTTAGATTGATAATAGAGAAATTCTTAACCGGTTAAAAGATTAGATAAAGAAGATGTATCCCCAACCACGGGCGGGGGATAGATATTAATTAAATGAATGTTTTTAATCTCCTCATTTTCTCCCGGTTAATGTTTTACTCATCATTAGATGAGTTGGTATGGTTCGTTCTACCGCCCGTGAATGAATCATACCAAGTAATTAATATAGGAGGTAGAAATGAACAAAGACACTGAACGAGATAGGTTAGCTCAACTCTACCTTGACCAGACCGTCGGCAAAGAATGTTGGGGGTATCAGAACTACGAGAATGTAATGGAAGCTTTCAACAAGAGCCCTGACGGGGACATCACAAATATGATAAACTATCTACAGACCCATGTGATGCCTCTAGGTACACCTCTCCGGGAACTGTATCATGAAGCTTCCTCATGGAGAGCTTTCGACTACTACAAGGAACAGCCTCGTCCCAAACTGACTGACGAGGTGGCTTACTCCATTGACATGCTGATGAAATTAAGGGGGTAATATTATGACAGAACAGGAAAGACAGGATAAGATTTTTAAAGGATTGGTCATGTTATTGATGCAAGTCGATAAATACTTTGAACGGGAGGATGATGGTGCCGAGAAAGGAGAATTGGTTATTCTCAAAGGCCTTATCCGGAAACGGAAAGATAGTTTACTTGACTTACTGGAGAGAAAGAATGATAACATCATCCAGTTCCCGGGATTGAAAGACTGATATTCAGGAGGCACACATGGACATCCAAAACATCATCATTCAGAAAATAGATTTACCACAGTTCATCAAAGATTACGCTCATGTGGAACTTGTACGCAAAGGGAATGGCTGGCGGTGTAAATGCCCCATCCATGAGAACTCTGTCAATCCAGAGGCTATGTATGTTGACGACCGTGGCGGTTACTACTGCTTCGCCTGCAACTCGGGAGGGAATGTCATCAACTTCCTTTCTGATTACGAGCATATCAGCTACAGTGCCGCCACAGAACGTCTTGCCTCTATGCTGAATATCAACCTCAAAGATGACGCCGAGTACCAGGACCAGAAACGGTTGGAGGATAAATTCAACGGCTATAAGAAGAGAGGACTGGCTGGGGTAGATAATGTAAAACAGTATTTGACGGAGAAGAGAGGGTTCACCGAGGAAACCATCCAAACGTTCGAGCTGGGTATGTGGGACGGGAAAATGACAATCCCGTTACTGGATGCCAATGGACGGACGGTAGGCATGGCAGTACGGCAGTTCGACGCCAAGCCGAAGTACATGAACAGCCGTAACAATATCCTCTATGATAAGTCTGAATTCCTCTTTGGCCTCGATAAGGCACGTCGCCTTATAAAGAATACCGTCTACGTCGTAGAAGGCTATATGGACGCAATCAGTGGCTATCAAATGGGTATTCCTACGGTAGCCTATTGCTCCAATGAGCTTCACCGTGACCAGATCCGGATGCTGAACAGTTACCTCCGCAGGGATACGACGGTTGTCATCTGCCCGGACAATGATGAAGCTGGTAAGAAACGGATTCCGAGGGTCCGCGATTACTTCAAAGCTATTTCTCCTTCCCGTCAGGTGCGAGTCGTCCTTATGCCTGACGGCTACAAGGATATGAACGACCTTTTATTAGCCGGTATTGACGCTCAGACGCTTCCAACAGAACATATCGATAAATATGTCGCAAGACTTATTATCGAGGCTTGTAAGACCATTGAGGAAGAATATCAGAGAGCAGAAGAGTATCTGAAGACTGTCAAATCGGAAATGATTCGTCTTGATATCATTAAATACCTCGCAGAGCGCTGGAACAAGGATGTAGAAGACTTAAAGAAGTATTTCAACACAGTCGGGGAAGACAGCAACGACATCTTGAGTGAAGCCTCTGACATTACCGGATGTATCAACGACCTCAGAAAGATTTATTCCATCGGAGGGTACAAGACACACTTCCAGCAGATTGATAACTGCATCCGGAAAGTAGAGAAGAAACAGGTTGTGGTTATCGGGGCTTACAGTGGTGTGGGCAAAACTGATTTCGCTATCGAGTATATGCTACGGGCTATTTGTCAGGATAATATGAGAGTAGCGTTCTTTTCCCTAGAAATGCCGAAAGGTAAGCTTATCGAACGTTGTTTGGCGAAACTCATCAAATGTTCTACTCCAGAAGTAGAGGGGTACATTGCCAGCAATGACACAGCTGTACAGAAGGTCATTGCGAAGCTCCAGAACCGCCTTGTCGTATTCGATGGCAACGATTACTCCATGGGTGATATTCAGAAGCGTATAGAACTTGTCAACACGAAGAATATCCTAGGTGGCCCTATTGATATGGTGTTCGTCGACTACTTTGGGTATATGAAAGGAACTTCTGAGTTCGAGGGAGCCTCTGCGGCGGCCACGAAGATGAAGGCGGTAGCTAAGGAGAACGACCTCATCTTTGTTATGTTGAGCCAGCTGAACCGAGGCGGTAATCCTTATGGAGAACCGAACATGCAACAGCTAAAACTGACCGGTGACTTGGAGGCTTCGGCAGATGTTATTATGCTCTTGTGGAGACCAGGGAAAGACCCTAACTTATCCCTCGAAGAGAAAGACCAGTTGGAGAACGTAACCCGTATCAAGATTGACAAAACTCGTGATGGGATGTATGGGAATCCGGTATCTGAGTATTACTACAACAAGGCTACATCCCGTTTGGAAGAGAAATATCTGGAGTAGTGCTTGACAAAATACTCACTTAGAGTTATAATAAATACGTAAGGTGAGGCAAGGGAGTTTCCGAACAACAGCTCCGAGGAGGCTCCCAAAAATTTTATCTTACAATACTCACTTAAAGTAATAAAAAACAAAGGAGAGATAAAATGCCCTACGATTCTTACAAATGCCCAGATGGGGGCGTTATAAAAATTGAAGATTGTTTGAAGCAGTGTAGGCTAGTCGGGAAGATAAATCCCGTGACTGGGATGCTCTATGTACCGTGTGGCAGATGCTTGTCAGCCCCTACGTTACGGAAGATAGCCGAACAGAGGGAGTGGACGGGTAAACCTTCTACAACTCAGTGCCTCAGAGGTATGGTCCTATGTCAAGATTTCGGACAAATTAAATTGAGGTTTTTCGTTTCTTAGATTCCCAGACGCATATTATGTTTCTGGAAATCAGCATACAGCTTTTCATAGTCATCCGGTGACATGTAGTTGCAATGGCTATGAATGCGTACGGTGTTGTAAAAGGTATTGATGTATTCAAACACCAACAAGTACGCTTGCTGATAATTTTGAATCTTGAAGCGATTGAGCCATTCCCGTTTAATCAGGGAGTGGAAGGATTCGATGCAGGCATTGTCCCATGGATAGCCTTTCTTCGAATAGCTGCGGCGCATTTGGGATGTCTCCCGAATATATGCCTGCGAAACATACTGGCAGCCACGGTCCGAATGGATAACCAACAGCTGTCCGGGTTTCCGGCATTGTTTGGCTTCCTGCAGCATCTTGACGATGCCGGCGACGTCCAGATTACGGGCCAGATTCCAGGCGATGATTTTCCTGGAGAACAAATCCATAATGCTTTCCAAATAGACGAAACCTTCAGCTGTCCAGATATAGGTGATGTCGCTGCACCATACTTGATCCGGTTCTTCAGGATTGAAGCATTCCTGAAGGATATTCACCAGCGCCACGTCAAAGTCACTGTTACGGGTCGTTACGGTGTAATGCTTTACCCAGCAGGCCTGAATGCCCATTTGCCGCATGTATACGCCAACTGTGCGTTCAGAGATACTGTCCCCGTTCTGCTGCATAACTTGGGCAATCTTCGGGGCTCCGTAAATCTGCTTGGAATCGTCGTAGATAGTTTGAATCTTTTTCTTCATCTCCTTGCGGTGCTGGGCCTGTTTCGATGGTTTGCGCGCCGCCCAGTCATAATATCCTGAAGAAGAAACGTCGAGTTCAGAAAGCACTCCGGACACCGAAAAACGACGTTCTGCCTGATGGGCATTTTCGGCTTCTTCCTGGACACTGCGATAGATGGCAATGGTCATTTGTCCAGAATGCTGATAGCTTTTTTTAGGACATTCAACGCATCCTTCGCATCCCGCAGTTCACGCTGCAGACGGGCGATTTCCTTAGCTTCATCCGAAGCATAGTTGCCGGAACCACGATAAGGCATTTCGCCATTGTCCTTCAGCTGCTTTTGCCAACGGGACAAGGTTTGTGGAGCAATACCTAGATTCGTAGCACAGCCAACCAAGCCGAGTTCCCGATGTTCATGATAATATTTAACTGCGTTGATTTTGAATTCTTTGTTGAATTTTGCCATACTGAGGCCTCCTTAGTTAATCCTATTGTACCACCATTAGGAACCTCAGTTTGACTTGTCCTATTTATATGCTAACACCAGTACTAGGGAAGCCTACCTTATGCTAACTCATGATTACGCTATAGACCCAAAGAGCATGATGTTTGCCCTGTTGGGGACCCAGACCCACGCCAACCTAGAACATGGTATGGAAGAGGGGGATTTAGGAGAACAGAGATTGGATGACGGAGTATCTACTGGGGCTTTCGACTTCTACTCTCCGGAAAACGGGGGGACTCTATTCGACTACAAAACGTATGGGTCATATGTAGCCGCTAAGACAATGGGAATGGGGACTCAAAAGGTTTTAGTGGGCCATTATAAAAACGGCAAACCGAGGTACAGAACAATCATCACATATGGAAATGCGAAGCATATGTTTGACTTAGCCGTACAAATGAATGACTACCGTATGAAAATAGAGAACATCCTCCACAAGCCAGTAGCGAATATGGTTTGTGAAATAATCGTCAGGGATGGCAATACCTACATGGCCACAAGCCGTGGAGTAACAGAAAATGCATATCTGGTTCCGGTTGGTAAGATTTCGGACCGTTGGATGAAACGATATATGGAGAAAAAGGCTGGGGATTTAATAAAAGCCTTGGAAACTAAGACGCTCCCTCCACCTTGTAAAACAAGGGAATGTTGGGGTGGAAATAAATGTGAAAAGTTTTGCGCGGTAAACAAGTTTTGCGATGCTTATGGAGGTAAATAATATGGAAAATTTTGAAGTCACTTTTGATAAATTTGAAAAGGCTGTTGCAGAAGGTCTCAAAGTATCATTGTCGATGAAGAAAATCGACGGCAATAAGGTAGCTTGCACTATCAAAGGCTCGGTAAATGACCGCTCTTTAGTTTGTCTCGCTATTATCTCTAGTTTGGCACAGATTATGAATGTCGATGCTATTGACTTGGTGGATGTTTTGGCAGAAAACGCACCGAAGCTTAGAGGGGATTACAAAGATGAAATTCCGGAAGACTTTCTGGAAACATTAAAAGACCTCGGTGTCGAGGTGAAACAGCCCTCTGACGACGAAGAGGACGACGAAGATGAAGAAATTGAAGAACTGGCAAAAATCATCGCCAAAGCTCTTAAAAATGAATTGTGAGGTGAGAGATAACTGTCTAAAGAAATATGATTGTGACTGGTGCCGGGACTACGAAGAGTACACCCCGGTTGACCGGTCCATCAAATCTCCTAGACAGCTAGCTAAGAAGGAAGAGAAGAAAAAGAAAAAGAAGGTCAAAAAATTAAGTGACGCCTCAAAGAGAGGCAAGGCAAACCGAAGAAACGGGAGAAAAGCGGAACGAGATATTGAAAACCTCCTAAAGGACATGGGGTTGGACGCACAAAGAACCCCGATGTCGGGAGCGTTAAAAGCGGCCCATTTGATTCCTCAGCTCAAAGACCATATGTCCGGCGATATCCGGATTCAATTCAAGGGGAAAGAGCTTATTGTGGAGTGTAAAAGGAACATAAGGAGCGACCGCTGGTACAGACTGTCGGCCACCGGTATTGTCCATATAGATGGGTTCTGCTATGTGCTTCGGAAAGACCTTTTTGAATATCTGGTAAATGGGCTCCTCGATGGGAAAGTACATGATGTTCCAGATAGTAGGTTCAAATTACTCCATAAGTATTTTGACCAAGACAATTCGGACATGGTAGTCGTAACAAGACCTTACTATGAACCACTATTCTTTTTGAAAGAAGATACATACAAATTGTTTGGAGGCAAATAACATGATCGTACTTAGTGAAAATGGCAAAGTTTTGATGGATGCAAAATCCATCTTCATTTCTGAAATCAAAAATAAGGAAGACAAGAACCTGATTGACGGCTACCGTATTTTAGGCTCGTGTGAAACAAGTCCGCGCCCGGCAGTATTGAGAACATTCAATGGCGAAGACAGCCTGAAAGATGCTCAGGAAGTCCTTAGTCGGATTGGAGATGCTTTCCATGGGGTCAATATCGTCAACAACTTATGATGAAATACTGGCCATGTTTGATGAGGTGAGGCTACGGTACGAAGATTTGAATGATACCGATGTACTGGAGGCTTTCTCTTTAATGAGAGATTCCTCCTCCCTCTTGGCCAGTTACGACACATTGGCCGCAGATGCCTATAAAATGTCAGCATTGCTCGAACGCAATGCAAAGGCTACGGAAGCGAGGAAAAGCCTTGAACTTTCCAATAAGCCTACAGACGGGGCAAGAAGAGCGGCCTCTAACGAAGAAGTAATTAAAGCGTGGCAGGATTACGTAGAAAGCGTTACAAGGCAGAAATACGTAGAAGCCAATGCTAGATTCTTGAGCCGAGTATATTTTGACGCAAAGATGATTGTCGAGAATTGCTACCGAAAGGAACGGCCCCCGGTAGGAAATGACAGAATCGTAGGGAGGACATAACATGAAGAAAAAAAGAGGATTCGAAGTTATTTCTAGTTACGCAAAGAAAGGTATCCATATTCCCGAACGTAAAACCTCCAGAAGTTCTGGATATGATTTAGAAGCCGCTAAAGATACGGTTATCCAGCCTCATGATTTAACACGAGTGTATACAGGTATTAAAGTTTATATGCCTGAGGACGAATACCTTTTAATTTCCATTCGTTCCAGCCTGGCCTTTAAAAAGGGCCTTATCTTGGCAAACGGCCCAGCAATCATTGATAGTGACTACTACAACAACGAAGACAATGAAGGTCATTTGATTATTGGTATTTACAATCCCGGTGACAACCCTGTGTTAATTAAAAAGGGGGACCGCATCGCTCAAGGTATTTTCATGAAGTATAAAACGACGGACGACGACACGGCTACAGGAAAACGTGTTGGTGGTATCGGAAGTACGGGCAAATAAAAGGAGTTCAATGGGTTACATGATTAATGACAATGCGGATATTATTACTGGTAATTGTGTTGATTATATCAATGACGTTGTGTCGAAAGCACACAATCCGATAATCGTAAGCGATCCGCCATTCAATGTCGGGTATCACTACGGCAAATACAAAGACCGCATGGATGACACTGAATACTATGAAATGATGGGAGATATCTTTTCCCTTTGCCCGTCTGTAATCGTTCACTATCCTGAAAGTTTATATAAGATTTCGTTTCAGATGAAAGTTACTCCGAACAGGGTTGTTTCATGGGTATATAACTCGAACACTAAAAGGCAACACAGAGATATTGCATTTTTTAACATTGAGCCTGATTTTGAAAAAGTCAGACAGCCTTACAAGAACCCTAATGATAAACGTATAAAAGCGTTGATTTCCAAGGGGCATAAGGGGGCGGCTCTATACGATTGGTGGAATATCAACCAGGTCAAAAACGTATCTAAACAAAAGACTGGCCACCCTTGCCAAATGCCACTAAAGGTTATGGAAAATGTTATAGGCGTTCTTCCTGATGATGTTACGATCATCGACCCATTTTGTGGTAGCGGGACGACGTTAGTGGCGGCAAAAAAGCTGAACAGGAAATACGTTGGAATAGAAATAGACGAAAATTATGTAGCGATTGCTAATGAAAGGCTTTCGTTTGATGTGGCATAAATATTATACAAAGGAGAAAATCATGGAAAAAGATTACTTGAAATTAATGGAAATTAGCAGTCAAGCATCTACTATTAGCGGCATCACAAGAACTCTGACTAAAGATATTCAAGAGGGGGAACATGGTAATTACACTTTCGGATATGTTCCTGCGGCTAGCACTAAGACCAGAATCCACAACAAGATTGTTATGTTGCGCGGTGAACTTAACCGCTTAGACAAGATGATTCAGGGGGTATAAATTATGAGTTTTGCTTCTGCTGTGTTCTCCCTTATGAGAGGACACAAAGTTAAACGGCGTCATTGGACTGGATACTGGTATTTCGATAAGGAAAGAAACACCGTTATTATGCATATGCATGATGGCAGAGAACAAGATATTCGTGAAACGCAGGATATCCTCGACACTCTTTCTAATTGTGCCGCAGACGATTGGGAGGTTATTGTCTAATGGTAACTACTGCTATTATTACGTTACAGATGTTATTTATTATTTTAAAGGTTGTAGGAGTTCTTGTTTGGAGTTGGCCAGTAATCTTTACTCCTATTATTGTTTTGGCTGTACTTAGTGTTCTAAGTCTACTTCTAGCTGCCTTAATTGCCAAATTATTCGGTATTAATTTGAGTTGGAGTAAGAAAGACAAATGTTTTTATTACAGACACCACGAGGAGGAGAAATGAAACAGCAAGTTGATTTAGCAGAAGGGATTCCGAAACCGGAGTGGTACGGGGAACATTATGAAGGTGATGTTCAGCCTATCGAGCTTATGCAGGCTCAGTTCAACACCGAAGAGTTCACCGGTGGGCTTCTGTTTAATATCATCAAGTACGCGTCCCGGTTTGGTAAGAAAGATGAACCGATTAAGGATGCCAAGAAGATTCTCCGGTATGCAGAATGGCTCGTAGACCATTGCGAGGGGAAAAAAGTAGACCCTAGAAAGGACTAGATATATGATGTTGTATGCCCATGATATTGCACTTATTTTTGACATGGAGCCAAACAAGACTTTTGCTGTTCGCCGTTTCAACTGCGAAAACGATTTAATCGGCTTCTTCTACTTCGACATGGATAAGGGATTGCGTAATGCCACCAACGACGCCGTATCCAAAAACGTACTCTTGAATCTGTTGGATGGAGAATATTACATCGACAAATGCACCGTGCAGGAAAAGAAGGAAGAGAAAGTTAAACCTAGTTCCAAAGAGAAGTTCAAACCTCATATCGGGGAACGGTATTGGTATATTCCTCTTCCTAGCCACACGGAAAAGAGTGCCATCTTTGGCAGTGTTAAAAGCTTTGAACAGAGCTTGAGTAGTAATTTCTTCCGTACGAGAGAGGAAGCTCGAAAAGGTAAGAAGGAAATCATTGCACAATACGAATCTTTCCAGAAAGAATGTGGAAAGTATATTCAGGACAAAAAGAGATTGGAGGCGTTCTTCGTTGACTAGTTTAGAAAAGAATCTTTTAGACCAAGTAACATTTATCGTAGATAAAGAAAACCGGATCGTAAAATGCCTCCCGAAATATGCGAAAGAAATGGGACTGCAAAGAGCTACGGAATGTATCGTAGCAAATATGGTTAATGACAAGATGGAAATTTATGCGGTATCAGAGAGTGGACTTCTTTTTACCCCGGCGTTTAAACAGTATCGGCTCAATAAGAATCAGTGCTTTGCTGTTGCGAAATGCTCACCGAATGATACCTTCGACGAGAAGGTTGGCAAGCGGGTAGCCTTCAATAAGCTGAAACTCCGATTGGTAAGGGTAGCGGCGAAAGTGTCAGCTAAAATTTCGTATAACGCATCCCAAGCTTGTATATGCTTCGATTTAGATACCATTGATGCTTTAGATAATTTAGCTGACACCATGTACAATAACAAAAAGAAGGAGTGATTCTAATGAATTCTTTCAATCCAATGGATGTTTCTAATTGTAAACTACCGGTTGTAAATAAAGGAATTACCCTTACAGAGATACCTAATCGTATCTCTGTATTTTTTGAAATCGGCAACTGTACCTGTCATTGTGATGGGTGTCACAGTCCAGAGCTTTGGGACACTAACTACACAATACCGAATATGACGGTTCAGGAAATCGTTGATTATGTCGATGAACAGTACAAGCTCGGAGCAAATGCCGTAGTTCTCATGGGCGGGATGAATAATAAAGATGTTTCAAAGGATGTATTTACTATTTTATTACTTGAACTGTCTACTAGACAAGTTGGTATTTACGTTGGTTCAGATGATTTAAAGTGGTTGCCATTGCTTCCGGTTAGATGGATAAAAGCTGGTGGGTATGAGAAAGACAAAGGAGGGCTTGATTCTCCGACAACGAACCAGCGGTTCTATGAATATGATCCCACTAATCGGGTGTGGGAGGATAAAACCAAAGAATATTTCCAGAGGAGTGATAATAATGAAGAAGAAAATCTGTAAGTTCTATATTGACAACTGTTTCCATTGCAATCGAATCAGCGGCACATTCGCAAAGCTGGCTGAAAAGTATAAAAACGAGATTGATTTTGAGAATAAAAGGGTAGAATCCTCCCTAATGGAGAAAAAATACAATCTGCACATTTACCCGACAGTTGTTGTCTATGATGGCGATAAAGAGATTGACCGGATTGAGGGGGTTATTCCACCGGAAGTATTAAAAGATTTTGTTGAGGAGGCTCTTTGATGACAAATAAAAAATCGTTCTTTAACTATCTTACACCGGAACAGATTCAGAAAAAGGTAGATTTCATTAATTTTTATATCGGGGCCACCAATAACGCATCGGCTTCCTTGGTAGACCCTAACTCCAATGTCTCTGAAAAGAATATGGGTACACTCAAGGAAGAGATGTATAAATTCGAGAACATCCAAGTCAGCCGCAAAATCATCAAAGACAAAATCACGGAAATGTTTGGAGATGATTTAGCCGACCAGTACGAGGAAGATATTGAAAGCCATCTTCTGTATTGCCATGATGAAACATTGGCCGCTTTTCTCCCTTATTGCGCTTCTGTCACGATGTATCCATTTTTGTTGAATGGGACGAAATGTTTGGGTGGTACAAGTAAAGCACCGAAGAATCTCCAATCTTTCTGCGGCTCGTTTGTTAATCTGGTGTACCAGCTGGCTACGAACTGGGCTGGAGCAACGGCGACCGTAGAATTCCTTATGTATTTTGACTATTTTGCCCGGAAACAGTATGGGGACAACTACCTTTCTGTAGCTAGAGACCGCATTGCCCAAGAGTTGCAAGGTGTTGTCTACGCTCTTAACCAACCAGCGGCGGCACGTGGTAAGTAATATTGCCACTACACATCTAATCGTTTATCAGCGAAGTCGTTGATTATTCAACGGCTGTCGGGGAAAGCTAAAGCCATTCAGGTATGCTAATCCCGAGCCAAGCTAAACTGAAAGCAGTTTAGAAGGTGTATCGACTATCCCCTGTTGTGGGGGAGTAGGGGAGCTATTGATACGTTCCTCGAAATGGTGTGCTAACATTTGTTAGTAAGAGATAGTCAGAGCCTACGTGAAAGCGTGGGGTACTCGAATCAATCGGTGTTTTGGAATATCTCTGTGTTCGATAAATATTACTTCGATAGTATCTTCGGTGGTTTCCGTTTCCCCGATGGCACTCAGCCAGATTACGATAGTTTGAGCCGGTTACAGAAATTCTTTATGGAATGGTTCCGAAAAGAGCGAAAGAAAGAACTCCTCACTTATCCGGTACTTACTGCCGCTGTATTACTGGACGAGGACAAGAAACCGAAAGATGGGGATTTCGCGTGGTTCCTTGCCGAGGAAATGTCTAAAGGATTGTCCTTCTTCATCTATGAATCTCAGAGTGCAGACTCTCTTGCGTCGTGCTGTTTTGACGCTAATCAACGAGTATTAGTACGTAACGAAGATGGCGTTAAACTTATCCGAATTGGTGATTTTAAACCAATGAGCAATTTAACTATATTCTTCGATGGGAGTTGGGTAAAAGGTAGTTTTGTGAAAGCAACTCCTACCGATAAAATGTATCGAATTGTAACGTCCAATAAAAAAGAAGTTTTTTGCACATCTAATCACATTTTCCCAACGATGGATGGAGATAAAAGGGCAGATGAAATTACTACTGACGACTGGCTTATGTTCAACGATAGAGCTTATAAAGAAGGCAGTGGGGAGTATAAAGATGGATTCCTTATTGGAATGTATTTGGGAGACGGTTCTATTTACGAACGGGAAAAATGTAATTCTGTCGAAGTTACCCTCTCACTGAATGAGGATAAGGTTAAGAAATGTATTGAATACCTACCCGGTTGGCATTTATACAGCTCTAAAAATAACGTTATATTTGCCAAGACAACTGACAAGAACATTGCTGAATTTATTAAATACTGGGTTAAGGGAAGTAGATGCAACACCAAAGAGCTTAATATGGATGTTTGTAATAAAAGCTTAGATTTTCGTCGGGGTATTCTTGATGGATTTTACGCAACCGACGGAGGAAATAGCAACAGAATTTATACAACATCTAAAAAACTAGCAGAACAAATGGAAGCTATGCTTACCACAATGGGTATCCAGACTATCTTGGATGTAAGCGATAGGACTAACGAAAAGGTTGTCGTTCGCGGGGAAGAGTTTACTCGCAATTTCCCTTTGTATTGCATCCGTTGGTATGAACCTAAAAATAAACGCTCTATGGGTGATGTATATAAAATAACAATTAACGGAACTTTCTTTAAAGTATCCGAGGTTCAGGAAATAACGAACTACGATGAACCTGTATATTGCTTTAATATGGCAGATGGCAAGGAACCATATTTCACATTGGCTAATGGTATTCAGACGCATAACTGTCGACTCCGCAACGAACTGGCCGACAACACATTTTCCTATACGTTAGGCGCTGGTGGTGTATCTACTGGTTCTTTCCGAGTTATTACCATCAACATGAACCGATATGTTCAGCAGTATGAAAGTAAGTTGCCATTTGGTGATTTGATTAGTCGTATCCATAAATACCTCGCCGCTCATCGAGCTGTAATCAAACATTACATCGAGCTGGGTATGTTACCGGCTTATACGGCGCAGTTCATTAACTTTGATACACAGTTCGGGACTATTGGTATCAACGGTATGTTGGAAGCTATGGAATATAAAGGCTTCTCCCCGACAGTAGATAAAGAAACATATCAGCAAGCAGTATCCAAATACCTTAAAGCGATTTACGACCTCAATAAGGCGGACATGGTTGTATATGGGTTCCGGTTTAACACCGAGTTCGTGCCTAAAATGCGTGGGCACATAGCGGCATAATACATAAACCGCTATAAGAAAACTCCTTTTAATTGACTTGAAGTCCCAGAAGTGGGTAACAAGGCGCAAGCGTAATGGTAGCGTGAACGACTAAATAAAGGAGGGCCACTTCGGTGGTTGTGCGATAGTCTGAACCGACGATATAACAAAATGAAACGTCGGAGTCGTGGTCAAGTGTAAAGACACTTTTGGAAGAACCACGACCGCCTATAAACCTTACCCTCCGGGAAGGAGGGCTTATGAAAAAATGTTGTTTTTGTGGTGTTACTGAAGAAAATGCAAGAGTAGAAAAGTATCATGGAAAATACTTTTGTCACAAACACTACATACAATACATGAGGCATGGTAAATGCTTCGATAGAACTATGGTCCTATGTCAAGATTTCGGACAAATTAAATTGAGGTTTTTCGTTTCTTAGATTCCCAGACGCATATTATGTTTCTGGAAATCAGCATACAGCTTTTCATAGTCATCCGGTGACATGTAGTTGCAATGGCTATGAATGCGTACGGTGTTGTAAAAGGTATTGATGTATTCAAACACCAACAAGTACGCTTGCTGATAATTTTGAATCTTGAAGCGATTGAGCCATTCCCGTTTAATCAGGGAGTGGAAGGATTCGATGCAGGCATTGTCCCATGGATAGCCTTTCTTCGAATAGCTGCGGCGCATTTGGGATGTCTCCCGAATATATGCCTGCGAAACATACTGGCAGCCACGGTCCGAATGGATAACCAACAGCTGTCCGGGTTTCCGGCATTGTTTGGCTTCCTGCAGCATCTTGACGATGCCGGCGACGTCCAGATTACGGGCCAGATTCCAGGCGATGATTTTCCTGGAGAACAAATCCATAATGCTTTCCAAATAGACGAAACCTTCAGCTGTCCAGATATAGGTGATGTCGCTGCACCATACTTGATCCGGTTCTTCAGGATTGAAGCATTCCTGAAGGATATTCACCAGCGCCACGTCAAAGTCACTGTTACGGGTCGTTACGGTGTAATGCTTTACCCAGCAGGCCTGAATGCCCATTTGCCGCATGTATACGCCAACTGTGCGTTCAGAGATACTGTCCCCGTTCTGCTGCATAACTTGGGCAATCTTCGGGGCTCCGTAAATCTGCTTGGAATCGTCGTAGATAGTTTGAATCTTTTTCTTCATCTCCTTGCGGTGCTGGGCCTGTTTCGATGGTTTGCGCGCCGCCCAGTCATAATATCCTGAAGAAGAAACGTCGAGTTCAGAAAGCACTCCGGACACCGAAAAACGACGTTCTGCCTGATGGGCATTTTCGGCTTCTTCCTGGACACTGCGATAGATGGCAATGGTCATTTGTCCAGAATGCTGATAGCTTTTTTTAGGACATTCAACGCATCCTTCGCATCCCGCAGTTCACGCTGCAGACGGGCGATTTCCTTAGCTTCATCCGAAGCATAGTTGCCGGAACCACGATAAGGCATTTCGCCATTGTCCTTCAGCTGCTTTTGCCAACGGGACAAGGTTTGTGGAGCAATACCTAGATTCGTAGCACAGCCAACCAAGCCGAGTTCCCGATGTTCATGATAATATTTAACTGCGTTGATTTTGAATTCTTTGTTGAATTTTGCCATACTGAGGCCTCCTTAGTTAATCCTATTGTACCACCATTAGGAACCTCAGTTTGACTTGTCCTATTTATATGCTAACACCATGGTCTAAGCCAATCCCAAAAGCTCCCCAAGCATTAACTGTTAATACCGAGTTCCAAGGGTTGCTTATTTCTTACAGCCCTATTCCCGAAGACTGTATCGGTATCTGTATCTCTATTAACGGGGAAAAACATTTTACCTCCGATGATTCTTTCCATTACTACTGTGTCATGGGGGATTTTACGGTCAAGGCTGCTTATTATGATTGCTTTGGGGAGGGAACGTGGACTAAAGAACAAACTGTCAGTCTTGTGACTCTGGTGGACCCGGCTTGGTTAAAGAGGGAAAGTATTACGCTAGAAAAAGTTGACAAGAGCATACAAACAGCCGTAAAAGATGCTCAGGATAGTGTAACAGGAATCGCGGAGCTTAAAACGACTACAGATTCCATCTCATCTACTGTTTCCTCGAATAAAGCTGCTCAGGACGCCCAAAACAAGAAGTTTGTTTCTCAGATTTCCCAGACAAGCTCCCAAGTTTCCTCCGTTGTTACAGATTTGTCTAACGCTAAAACAGATTTAAGCAATACCAAGGCACAGGTGAACAGTAATTATACAGCCATCCTCCAGAATCAAAACGATATTGCTCTAAGGGTAAAGACTGGAGAGCTTATCCAGCAAATAAACCTATCGAAAGAGGGGGTTGCGATAAATGGTAGCAAGGTTCATATTACTGGAGAGACTGTGTTTGATAACGGTGTAATCGTATCTTCGTACCTTGGTGACAAGCAGATAGTTGGGACCAAGATTGCTGACGGAGCTATTACGACCGGAAAATTGTCGGCAAATAGTGTCACAGCAGGAAAGTTGGCTTCTAACTCAGTGACGACTGACAAGATTGCGGCGGGAGCTATTAAATCAGATAAACTCGACACAGGAGCGGTTACAGCGGACAAAATCAAGGCTGGGGCTATTACTGCTGATAAACTCACTTCCGGTGCCGTAACCGCTGATAAGCTAGCCGCCAATACGATTAATCTGGCAGGAGCTTTAAAGATTGTTGGCGGTAACGTTACACTGGACGAAGACGGTATGACAGTCAAAGAAACAAATGGGAGTTCCGTTCTGTTTGGTGAAAATGGTATGTCATTTGTCGATAGCAATGGTCACACGTTTTCAGGTATTGGGAGATTTTGTACAGGAATCGTGAACGACGGCCAGACTGTTAAATTCGCTAACCCGTGGGACATCACTCCAACCGTCTTTTTATTCCCTATAAGACTACAAACTTCGGCTGTTGGGTACACCAATATCAATATGTATCAAGACGTAGAAGCCATTAATGTGTCGGCTAATGGGTTCACCGCAGTTTGTAAATCGGTTTTGAAAGCTGGTAGTGGCTCTAATATCCCAGTTTCATGGGAATGTCGTGGTAGTAATGAAAACCCAGGCGGCAATGGTAAAAATGAAAGTTATAAATATAACATTAACGTCCCAACGTCTGCCACCCATATTTGGATTTCCATAGAAATCTCTGCCTTTTATCAAAGCTATGTTCGGGTAGGCAAAAATGACTATCACGCGTTTGTCGCTTGGGACGAAGGGTCTGTTTCTGTTTCGACAAACACTGGTGTAAGTGAAGCCCGTAACAATTGTGTTAATGGATATGATGGGCAAAGTGCAGGGGAAGATACTTATAGTCACTATAAAAGAGATACCAAGAGTTTTACGTTTGACATGGACCTCTCACATGTTTCAACTGTAACGGTTACATTTTCGTTTAGCGGGGCATGTGATTCTCGGTCGTATGGAAAAATACTATCATACCGTACTAACCTAAATTCTGATGTCACGGTTTGTAGAGGGACAGCTGGCTTTATTGCTATTGACCCGAATACAGTTCCTTACACTATTTCATAGGAGGAGATTATGGAATATAAAAAGTATGTTCAAAAGCCATTTGAAGTAGAAGCATATCAAAATGATTCTGGCGACTATGTGTTTCGCTATAAAACGAACGGCGAATATATAGAAAGTACAATGCCTAAAGAATCTTTTGAATCTATATACGAATTAAAGGAGGAATAGATGGCTAAAATAAAACAAACTACCCCCACCCACGACTTTGTAGTCCCTCAGGGTGAGGATTTTATTTTCCAGCTCAAACTATATACCGGGGACAACACAGGCAAACAACCTCTCAACATAACAGGATATCAATTCCGGTGTGAGGTGAGAGAGGAAGCTGGCGATGATTCCCCCGCCATGACAGCCGATTGCCATATCGTGAATAATGTAAGCGGTATCGTGGAAATCCATTTTAAGGCGGATGATAGTGACACCCTGGAATTAGATGGCACTTATTACGGGGAATTATCCCAGTATACATACGACGTATTTGAAGTAGATTCAGATGGACTCGAAAAAAGAATCCTTTGCGGATACTTATACGTTTCTCCGTCTGTATCAAATCGGTGAGGTGAGACAAATAGAAACAATCGAAGTTATTCTCCCTAAAGAGAAGGAGTTAGTTGAACTGAGTACCGGTTTAAAAGGAGAAACCGGGGTTAGTATTACAGACTTTGTTCTAAACGAAGATGGGACGACGATAACCACTTTTGATAACGGAGAAAAGAGGGAAGCCAAACTAACCAGCTTTGTTAAGGTAAAAGAGGAAGCTGATAAAGCTCAGAAGAGTGCAGAGGCAGCTTACACGTCTATGGTGGCGGCGCAGGACTCCGAACGAAAAGCATCCGTCAGTGAGATTAACACCAAATCCTCTGAGCAAGCTTCTAAATTAAGTGAAACCAATGCCCGAAAAAGCGAAGAAAGTGCGGCATCATCTGCGGCAACAGCCACTGGGCAAGCCTCTAGTGCCAGAACTTCTGCGTCTAATGCTTCTGTGAGTGAGGCTAACTCAAAAGCCTCTGAGAAAGCGGCTTCAGTCTCCGCATCCAATGCAAAGGCAAGTGCCGATACCGCTTCCACTCAAGCATCAGCCTCGGCCTCTAGTGCGACTAGTGCAAAAAATTCAGCCACGTCTGCTAGTCAATCAGCTTCCAGTGCCTCTTCTAGTGCCTCCTCCGCAAGCAATAGTGCATCTTCGGCAGCTAGTAGCGCGGCTTCTGCTAGCGATTCAAAAGATAAAGCTTCTGAATATAAGACATCGGCAAGTGGTAGTGCCACAGCGGCGGCTTCTTCGGCATCTTCTGCTAGCACATCGGCCACAAATGCTAAAGCGGCCATGAACACTGCTAATACAGCGGCATCTTCTGCAAGCACATCGGCTACGAGTGCAAGTACTTCTGCTAGTAATGCCTCTAAGTCGGAGGTAGCCGCCAAGTCTGCTCAGGCTGAAGCAGAAAAAGCTAGAGACGAAGCAAATAGTGCTCTTGCGAAAATCTCTGGTGCCCTCAAATATATGGGGCAGGTAGATAACTATAACGACTTACCTTCCACTGGTAATTCTAAAGGGGATACTTGGAATGTAGTCAATGCCGACCTCTCGCACCATATCAAAGCCGGAGATAATGTGGCATGGAATGGGACAGAGTGGGATGACTTATCTGGGGTAGTAGATTTATCGGCTTATGCAGAAAAAACTGACTATCAGAAAGCAATCACTTCGGCCACAGCCAATGGAGCCACGATTACCTTTAATCACAAAGATGGTACAACTTCTACAGCTACGGTCAACAATGTGGCTTCTGCCACAGCGGCTACAAATGATGCCAAAGGACAGAAAATTGATACCACTTACGAAAAGATTTCCGATGCTTCTAACGTCCACGCATCTTTGCAGAATAGTATTAATACCAAGTTAGATAAAACGGGAACTGCTGTTTCTGCAACAAAGCTAAGTACAGCCAGAACAATTCAAATTAACCTTGCAAGCACAACAGCAACCGCTTTTGACGGAAGCGCTAATATTACTCCGGGAGTTACTGGAACATTATCAGTCAGTAATGGCGGTACCGGTTCAAATTCATTAGCTAATATTATAGTTGGTAGAGCGACATCTGATGATCATGGCAATAATATTGCTAACACATATCTAAAAAAGGCTTCTGCATTAGGAAAGAATAATTTAAATACAATTACAGCTGAAGGCATTTATTATCAGAACGGTAACGATGCTTCTAACGTAACGGATTCTAACTACCCATGTAATAGAGCAGGTTCTTTAATAGTAACTACTAATTATGCTGACGGTGATAGTGGATGCTCTCAAATTTATATTCCATATGATAATAATACTATATATATTAGACATCATATGGCAAGAAGTGGTATATGGTCTTCCTGGTCTAATTTAGCGACTACTGACAGTAATGTAAATAGTGCTAATAAATTAGCTACAGCTAGAACGATAAGCCTAACGGGCAACGCGACTGGTTCTGCTAGTTTTGACGGTAGTGGAGACATTAGTATTAGTACTACTGTTAATGAAAGTAAGCACGCGGCGGCGGCGGATATAGCAAAGACGTTGCAGTTAGTAGAAGGCGACAGATCAACGAGTCAGGCTACGTTTAACTGGATTGGAAAGGACGGACAGCCGGCGTGGCTATGGGGCGGTAACGGCATGAACAATATGTATGTCTACAACCCGTCAAATTTCTACGTCGCGAGAGCTAAAAGTGCGGATACGGCTACGAAAGCTAATCAGGATGCTTCCGGGAATGTTATCACAGATACCTATGCTAAAAAAACATATGTAGATGAACGTATTGCAGCTCTTGAGGATGCTGTCAACACCTTAAAGAAAGGAGCGACTACTACAAATGGCTAAATATTTGGCGTACCAGATTATCTTACACAAACCGATGTATAACAACATTATTGCAAGGTTCCCTAAGTACAAAGAAGGTATTGACAAGGTACTTGACGATATGGGGTAGGTGATATAACTGGCTAAACAAGTAGGAAAATCAAAAAGGGTCAAAGAGTTTGATGTTGGCTCTCTGGTCGGAGGGATGGATGTAGCCACTGACCCCTGGCTCCTTCATTCAAAAGAAAACCGGGCCCAAGTTATTGAGAATATGGAATTCGATGCAGAGGGGGAACGCCTCATATCTCGTCGAGGATTAGGCTCTCCACTCTATACATTCCCGGCTGATATTTTTTATATCTGGTACGACTACGGATTGAATAACTATATCGTTTTCCTAAAAAATAAAAATGTGTATACTTACGAGTTCGGTAAGACCCCGACGTTCATAGGAACCATTAACGGAGATGTTACCCATAAACCACAACTAGCTAGGTTTACAAACGCAAACGGGACAAAATTACTTATTTCGAGTGGCTCAAAATTGCAATACTACGAATATAGCGGTACGAGTATAAATACCAATGAACAGATGCCAGAATGTGACGAAGTTATGGAACGGTTTAGTCGTGTTCTTGTTACTCACTCTAGCACGAATAATATAAAATATTCCGGAGTCCTTGACCCAATGAACTGGACAGAAAACAGTAACGACGCATCCGCAATGAAAGATTTGGATGTAGGCGACGTTTCAGCTGTAGTTGGAATTTACCCCTTGGCCTCTGAGCTGATCGTCTTCAAGGCTAATGGTCGTATATATAAAATAGCTAATGAACCGGAAGATTGGAATGTCACTTTGGTTGGAACGGATAGTGATTTTATCGCCCGGGACGCTATGACTAACCTTGGGGAAGATGTTGTTTATTTCTCTCGGCAAGGGCTTAGGTCACTCCAGACCACAGAAACATATGGCAACTTCAAATCGCAGGAAATCGGGGAAGCCATGAATCCAGAAATGAAAAAGGATACAGGGGCCCCATGGCTTTTCAAGAGTCAGAGAACGCATCAGCTGTTTGTCAATCCAAACAATGGCCCGGTAATCTATGTATATCATTACCAACTTGGAGCTTTTACAAAGTGGATTTTCCCCAAACCTATCCAGACAATCGCCGAGGGGACAGAAAAGACCTTAGTCGGATGTGGGAAAGAGCTTTTTGAATTATCATCATCGAATCATACAGACGTAGTGGCAGGAACAGAGACTAAAATTCACCAGAGAATCGTTTCCGCTATCCTCGGTGATTTAAATGTCATGACATTATACCGCTCCCATCTCATTATAGATAGTGAAGATGCAGGCACAGCCAAACTCACGGTTAATGACGTGTCTTGGGATTGGAACTGGACAAAAGAAAAACAGAGAGAAGAGTTTAAGACGCAAATAAGAGCCGATAAGATGACTTTTACCTTCGAGACAGATGATATTATTGTATGGCATTTATGGGCCGCTGTTATCGTCCAGCAATACGTAACAATGACATCGGAGGGAACATCCTCCGGGAGAGGAAGTAGCTGGAGTAAAGGTAGTAGTTGGGGCCAAGGTACATTCGATGGTTCGGTCAGTGATTCAGATGGGAGTCCTTATGGTTAATACGAAAGATGTATTGTTCTACATAGAAAAATATGATAAGAAGTTGAAATCTCACTTCTTTGAAGATTGGGATTTAAAGAGGTTCCCGTTCGTGCTATTAATGCCGGACGGGAGCTTTTCTACATACGGTGTTAAGCCAGACGCTATAGAGATTGGGCCAACCAGTGGACATCTCAGAACAATGCTGACCATCTACGAGGGAATGGCAAGGCACATTGGTATAGCCAAGCTTAGGACATTCACGACGAGAAATCCTATAGCTTACGCTAAACTTAGTGGTGCCACTCTGGTGGATTCGATTGAAGAATATGGCCAGCCCACGGAATATATTTTTGAAAAGGAGGTTTTAAATGGGGAAAAGTAAGACTGAGTACCACGAAAGACCGTTGTCACCGGAAGAAAGACAACTTTATGCACAGCAGGTCCAGTATATGCAAACCATCCAACCCGGGATTGACGCCTTAATTGCTAAAGGGATGTCTAACATTAAGAAAACATACGATCCAGACTGGGGAAAGGTGTTTGATACATATTCTAGCAATATTCAGGACATTCTTGACCGACAGGCCAACCTTCTCGATGGAAATTTACCTTCCCAATGGCAGACGGCCAGACAGAATTACTATAACCGGTTATATGAAAATACCATGGGACAGGGCCTTCAGCAGATGGCTAAGAATGGGGTTGTTGGTAGTTCTCGAATGAATACGGCGACAAACGATTGGCAGAAGAACCTGTCAGCTCAGATGAGTAAAGATTACACAAATGACGTGAACCTCTATAATAATCTTCTCAATACCCGTGAAAGCTGGTTGCAGAACGGATTCAATACACAAGCACAAGCAGCCGAACAGAGCCGCAGACAGGCTACGGACTACTTCAATGCTGCTAGAGGTACTCAGCAATCGAATACAGCGGCCCTTTCGGCTATCGGTAATAACGAAAACGGCCGTGGCTATCTCACACAGTCAGGCGGTGGCTTCGGTAACTTATTGGGCGGCTTAGTTGATATGGGTAGCAGTTTCTTCGGTAGACGATAGGAGGCAAGTAGATGTTATATATCCCAAATGATAAAACGTCTGACCCTCGGTACAACCTTGGGCAGATTGCCGGTCTTGCTTTAGGTAAAGCTTATGAAGCTAGAACATCTCGTGAGGCTGGGAAACAGGTTCAGAATCAGAGAGCCAAAGAGGCTTATGATATCCAGAATCAGCAGAATCAAGCTCTTCAAGGAGCTTACAACGCATATATTCAAGCCAAACAGAAAGAACAGGATGAAGGCCAGTTAGCGGCAAAAAATTATAATGATAACCCAACCCCTGAAAACTTCCAGAAGTTAGTCGACTTCGTTCATAAAGTTCATCCCGGAGCTGAAATCAATAATACGGCTATGACGGATGCACTTAATTATTCAAAGAGTGGCCAATCGGCCTCCTTGCAACCATACCGTCAGGCGGCAATGAGTGCGGCACAGGTTATCAATCCTTATGTAGATTTCTCTTCCTCTGATTGGGGGACGGATACCTATAACATGGGGTTGAACCGAGCCAACTATACAAAGAACTTTGAGGAATCGAATAAAGGTAAGACCATTAATGGGAAGGGCGATAAGAAGTACCGGGAGTTCGTAGATTATAATAGTACCAACCCGTATAATGCAGGAATCCAAGGCCCCTTACAGCCGAACCTTCCTCAAGCACAGCCTTTGAACTTGAAACTAAATACACCGAGCCCGACCCCTATGACTTTACAGGATGCACAGCCTCTTGGTAATTATTTTAACTTTGGTGGATTACAAAAGTATGTCAATCAATAGGAGGAATGAATGGCAGGATATGCAAGTTACATCGTAGATGCAGCCAATCAATATGGGATAGACCCGAATATTGCTCTTGCTATCGCTGCTCGTGAAACTGGTGGCGACGACGTAAACGCAATCAATATGGCTGACGGTGGCGGTTTAATGCAGATTACCGACGGTTCAGCCGCAGACTATGGGGTTAATGACTTATACCCTGACTGGGCCACGGACCCCCAACAGAACGCCTTAGGTGGTATGCTCATTCTAAAGAAAAAAATTGATGAACAAGGTGGGGACGTATGGGCTGGGGTTAGAGCTTATAACGGAGCTGGCCCGATGGCTGACCAGTATTTGGCTCAGGTACAGCAGAACTATAACAATCTGGGTGGTTCAGGAAAGGGTACGTTTAACTTTCAAGCAAAAGATGCGCAGAATCGTCCTTTCTTAAATATCCTGACACACTTGCGAACGAGCGACCCAAACGAGCCTTTTGACTACAAAAGCATCTCTGAAATCATGGCTCAGTCTAATCCAGATGTGCGGAACGCTATTGATGCCCAAAAGCTGACAAGTCGGGATTATGTCAACGATACGAACTTTATGAGTCCAGACGTAGCCAAGCTGGTTAGGCCGACATCTCAGACTTTGATGCAGAACCGTATCGATGAAATCAAGGATAACATGGGTCAGCAGATGCTCCAGGATAATTTACGAAAGGGAATCAGTGCTATCAACCTAATTAATAAAAGTAACAACGTAGACAATAAAGGGATGTACTCTGGGTTAATGAAATCTATTGGCATTGATGTTCCCAGTAACGTCGACCAATACGCTAATAGCGGGGATATGCTCGATAGCATGATACAGGACGCAGAGAACGACCGGAAATATAATATGCAGGTACAGAAAGCGCAATTCGCACAACAGCAAAGAACAGCCCAGCAGGGGCTTTTACAGGATAAATTGAATCACATGAATAAAATGTATTCCATGATGGGAGGTGCATGAGAATCTCTTATGCAGATGGCTTCTTAGGCCAGACGATGAAGAATGGCACTAATGGATGTGCGGAAGCTGTCGGCCTTATGGGGGCCGGTAACAGCCAATTCCTTGCTAACGAGTATAATAATGGTCAATATTCAGTTCCCGGTATGGTGTCCGACGCCCAGCAGGCCGGAATCCCGGTCATCCCTTACCAAGCAGGAGCAGCTAACCCCAATGATGTAATCGTGTACGGGGACAATGACCACGTTGTTCTATCTGATGGTAATGGTGGTTATTACGGGAACTCTAGCTCACAGAACCAGATCGTACACGGTAGTGACGCTACGCAAATGGGAGGACTTCAACCGACGGCTATCATTAAAACCGGTGGCCAAGGTGGCAGTTTCAATTTCCAAGCCAAGGATGCGAACGGGAACCCATTCATTAATTTAGCCGCGAAAATCAGGACAAGTAATCCGAACGAACCATTCGACCAACAGAGCCTTATGGACATATTGTCTCAACCGACTCGTTCATATGCCCATGAAAAACGAATCCATTACCTGACCGACCGAGATTATCAGGGAGACCTTTTGTTCTTGAATCCAGATGTAGCCCGATGGATGAAAGACAGCGCTAAACAACTGAATGATAATCGTGACGCAGATTTAAAAGAACAAATCGACCAAGCAAACCAGCAGACTAGGTTGAAGCAGGCTATGCAGTTAGCACAGCTTATTAACGGGAGCGGCAGTGTAGATAATCGACGTGGTTACGCGGCTATGGCCAAGATGTTTGGGATTAATTTGCCGACGAATGATGACCAATTCGTTAATAGCAGTGACCTCTTAAAGACACAGGTACAAATGAATAATGCTGAACGGAACTATAACTTCCAGCAACAGCAGGCTAAACAGGCACAGGATAACTGGCAGAAGGAATTCGACCTCAAGAAAGCAATCCAAGACCGACAGGCTCAAATCGAAGAACAGAGATTGGCTCTTGCCGCCGCTAGAAGTGCTGGTGGCGGAAGTAGATATGGAGGCGGAGGCAGTTCAGGTAAGGGACCTCATTACTCCATTGGGGATATTGCAAAGATTAAAGAAACTCTCAACGCTCCGTTCCAGCAAGTATACGATGCCGCCGCCGATGGTAGTATGTCTGGTGATGAAATTAGAGAAGCTCTCAAGAACGCTGAGTACGAAAATATCAATACCTTGTCTATGCTTGAACCTGACGGTGGCCCGGGCAGTGCATACGGGCAAGAAGTAGAAGATAACTATGTGAACAAATTGAAGGATAAATTCGGGGAAGACTTGAGTGACCAAGAACATACATGGACAAATAACCCGATTACAAGAACACTTCATGATATTTTCCCTAGTGTATTTTGATTGATTAGGAGGGGTTAGATGGCAGGAAGAACTACAGAAGATTATCTTCAGGCCTTATACGATAGAGCCGAAGCAAATGACCAATACCTCGATAGCGTCATTGCCCCGGATGATGGGGGGACGTATGATTCCTTCGGTGACGGTGGTTTTTTAGATTCGGCTATTAACGGTGCTCTCAACGGGTTAGGGTCTAGCCTCGGTTCTATCGGCACTTACATGAATCAGGAATTTGGGTTTGGACAAGGCCTTGAGGATTTTGGGGATGCCATTTCACAGGGCAGGCAGGCAAGACGGCAGTTCACCCGTAATGATCGCCTCTTTGACTTTATCACAGACCCGAATGGTCTTACATATACAGCTTTTAATCTTGTAGGTTCTTCCGCCCCTGACTTAGCTGTCACTGGCGCTGTTGGTGCCGCTACAGGTGGTATTGGAGGAGCGGCTGTAGGACTTGGTTTAAAAGCGGCCAAGGCCGCAAGATTGGCCAAGACCGCTTCTTCCTTAGAGAAAGCAATTGCCGTAGGTACAGACGCTAGTGAATTGAGTACGGGGGCAAGGATTGCCAGAGCCGCCTTCAATGCCGCTCCAGAAATAGCCGGTAACGTAGCTGGTGGCTATCTTGACGCCGCATCAGAAGCAGGTGATACATACAATCAGGCTATCCAGAACGGGGCTACTCAAGAAGAAGCTCGTAATGCTATGGATACTGACTTCATGGATAACATCGGTATGTCAATTGCCTCCAATGCTGTTGAAATGGGAATGTTCAAAGGGGCCGCAAATGCTCCGAAGAGACTCCTCAGCAGTGCGACAGAATCTACCGAACAGAAAGCTGGAGAGGGCTTGCTTGGTTCCTTATCCGATTTTGGGGGTAAGGTAGCAGACTTCGCAGACAAGAGGTATTCTACTAGGGTTCTTGCTCATAGCGTTCCCGGAATGGCAGTAGAGTCCTATACAGAAGGCCTACAGAATGAATTCCAAAACAGTTCCATTACTGGAGAAGATGTTAATTATAATCCTCTCGAAATGGGAGATGAATCTAAAGACCAAATGTTTATGGCTGGCATGGGTATGATTCCTACAGGTCTCCTTGGCGGGATTGGCCATCGCAGAGCAAGAAGAGTATCCCCGGCTGACGAGGTTAGTAATCCTGTTGAAGTGGTTAATAGTCCGGTCGAAGAAACGGTTAGAAATACTCCGAATACCATTCAAGAGGAATCTCCGATTAGAGAAGATGTTCCGGTTACAGAAAATATTCCAGTTGATGAAACTGAACTTACTCAACAGGATTTGGATGCTATCCCGATGAACTCACAAGAAACAACGGCCCCTCAGCAAGTTGACGCGTCCTTAGTACAGGCAGGACCTAAAGACTTTGCCCAACAGCTCATAGACAAAATGAACAACCCTACGGAGTATGACTTAGCTGAACAGGAAGCTTACGGGAAGAGTGACAACCAGTACCAAGCTAACCAAGCTATTGCCAACCTGATTGATACCGAAGATGGAAACGTCCTTGGATACAACCCGGTACACGGTACGTCTATGATGACAGGCCCGGAACGGGACGACCTCGTTAAGGCCATGATAGAATCGCCAAATCTACCAATCATCTCTGACAGTAAGAGCGCACAACCAGTAGCCGCTATCCTCCAGCAACGGAATAATGACCGTTACCGTCAAGCTACAGCCCAAAGTCTTATTCAGAAGAAAAATGAGTTAGGGCTTCCTATTTCCCAGCAGGAATTAGATAACGCTAATAGCATTTCTCCGAATACAGGATTTTTCCCGGCACAGCGCAAAGAAATCCATGTGCAGGAAGTAGCGAACCGAAAGGCAGATAGAGAACAACACACACAGAATATAGCTACTGCCGTAAGTGCTATCCAAGAGGATATTAAGCAGAACGGGGTTTATAGCGATTTCTATAAACCTAAGAGCGGAGATATTTCTGATGCTGGTAAAGCACGTCTCAATAAACTCGGAGTTACCCCTGATGACGCCGGTATCTCTAAAGTTTTAAGAACAAATTCGGCATCCGCAACACGTTCCTACGAATTACAGAAGAAAGAAAAACAGAAGGCTACAGAACAGGTTATCAAAGATGATTTCTTGAAGAATGGGGTTCACTCTAAGTACTACACATCCGATGGTAAATTCGATTCGCTCCCCAATGAGGTAAAACAGGAAATCACTAAAGGAGCTGGTGGGGAAGTCACTCATGCAATCCGCAACCAGATTCAAACCTTATCTGGGAAAGCTCGTGCTGAAGATAGGGTCAAGACGCAGACTATCGCCAATAAAAAGAACCATATGGATACGGTTCAACGTATCAATTCCAGCCGTGAAAATAGAGGAGTTACGCTTGACGCTAAGAAAATGGAAGGTTTGTCTGCCAAGGAACAGCGCCGTCAAATCGAGATGGCTAATGCCCAGATTGCCAAGCGGAATAGGATTGCTGAAGTAGATGCTGTCCGAGGCTTTGAAAAACAGCGTATCGATAAATCCCATGAAGTAACTATTGAATCTCCATTTGCTCAAAAATTATCTCAATATGCAAATAAAGGCAGAGATAAAGAAGCTATTACCGAACTCCACAACTTCACAGAAAACTTCTTTAATTATAAAAAGGGCCTCAGTATGAGCCGCCTCCTGTCTAAGTTCCCTAAGAAATACCGCGAATCCGTCAAGGAAGCTGTTACTTCATACGTAAATGCCCGCACTCAAGATAAATACAATCCTCAAGACCACATCCAGAACATCGAGCAGAAGGTAGCTGAAGTAGATAGACAGGCAAAGCAGGTATCCGACGAAAAGAATAGAGAACGGGCACGGAGAAGTTATGAAAATAAAAAGGAAATCCAGAAGGCAGAACCTAAACCGGTACAGGGCAGTGCTCAGGATTTATTGAATATCATGTCAAAAGTCCAAGATGACGAAAGCAAATCAAAGCCAGAAGCAAAACCTGTCAAGGAACTCTCCGGAGCTACAAAAGCCAAAAAGACAAGGGCTGCGCTCAATGAGGCGAAACCAAAAGGGAAAGAAGAAGAAATAAAAACTGTTCGTTCCGCTGGGAAGGCTCTTGCTAAGGAAATTCGTGGTAAGCACCTGGCTAAAAACGACCCTATCCACTATTTCCTCCATCACGAAGAACTTGAAAAGAAATACGGGGAACGTGCCGCCACTCTTAGTGGTAAAAATGCTTCGTTTGTCACTGTTGAGGATGGCAAAAACGTTAGGAAACCATATAGAGGGGAATACTTCCAAACAGGAAATCATAGAGAACCACTTGTCCCTTCCATTGTTAACTGGGTTAATGATGGACCTGTCAAAGTAGCAAGAGCCGTAAATTTCCCCGGAGATAAAGCTCTCCAAAATCTTGTGGAATCAGGGCAATACACACAAGAAGAAGTAAGTAAGGCTAAGACCGAATATGAAAAATACAAGAAACAAGCAGATGACGAAAAAGCAGAGGCTCAAGCTGAAACAAAAGAGAGGAAAGCTAGAGAAAGTGAAAATAACGCAGGTACATATTTAGCAAACACAAAAGAAAAAAGAATAACCTCTTCAGAACCTTTATCTTATAAGTACGAAGACGGAATGATAACTTCTTCTACCTCCGATATGGACGTTAAAATCCCTAACGGTGAAATTGAAGCATTCGGTGGAGATAAAGTGAAGTTAAAAGATGCCGATAAGCAGGATATTGCAGATTATCTCTCAGACTATTATAATATAGATACAGAACCGGATAACATCAAGGTTACGAAGGAAAATGAAGTCCATGTCACAGATGCTTTCCGCTATTTCTTCCCGGACGATGTATCTAAAGATATTTTCAATCGCCTCGGCGAAGAAGACCAGAAGAAATTCCTTGCAGACGGATACGAAGTGAAAGGAGAAGATAAAAATGTACAGACCGACGAAACTACCTCCGATGCCAGAGGGAGTAACGGACCCGAGCATTTGGAGGGGGATGTGGTGCAACGGAATTCTTACCCTCCCAGAAGGAATGACGCAGGAAGAAGTGGACAAGAAACTCTGGGAAGGAGACAAAGAGTTTCTGGACAAGTACAGCAAGCCAGTAGGGGGCTTGGACCCGAATATCGATTAACCAAACTCGGTAACAAACTAAAGAAAGCCATCCATTTGGCAACTCCAGAAGGAGTAAGTATCGACGCACCCACTTTAAACAAATTAATAAATGACTCATTTGGAGATTTATCACCACGGTTGCAATCGAAAATTGCGGAAGCTCTTGACGATATGGCAACCGTGTTTATTTATGATGGGGAAAAAGAAAAGACCGGAGCTCTCGGTAGAACCTATTCTGAATATAACGTAATCAGAATTTTCAAAGATGCATTATCCGGGGATAAAAGTACACCTACCGTACTCCATGAAACTATTCACTCTCTCCACGCCGCTATTGAACGTGGATTAGGGGATAAAGAATACGGGATTAATTACATCACGTCTAATAATTTCGTTGATAAAGAAAAAGACCAGTTAGAGGATTATAGGATTGAATATACAAACAGATTGATTGAGCAACTCCGCGAAGGAGAAGGTTTTACCAATAGCTGGAGAATCTTAGTATACGACCATACCATAAGGAACCCCAAAATAGTTGATTATGTATGCGATAAAATATCTAAGAGTAAAACTTTACAAGAATCATTAAAAAAGAATAAGGAATTATACGACGAACTTTTTGTAGCTAAAACTTTATCTCAACTTCAATTAGCATCAAAATATCCTCAATACAAATCCCAGTTAAAAGGTGTGGAAGACAGAATCATTGATATGGCAAACAAAGCGGTCGACGGAGCTGGGACATTGAGCTCTGCTAGAGCCTCTATATTGGAAAAGGCGAAGGTTCTGAAACCATTCTCAAACGGTACTTTCACAGATAAGGCTGTTAAAGCTTTTCTGAACTTTGTAGAAAATAGAAATACCCCATCCGCTGATGCTATGTCTATTAAGGAGCGTATAGATAAACAACTACACAAGGTCGGTATTCCCACTCACGAAGAAACAGCTCAAAGAGCAGCCCTGTATGCCGCTGGTGTCCTTCCGGGTAAAGAACGTATGAGTATCCTTCAGCGCCAATTTGAAGACCCCCTTCATATCTTCAAAAAATACTTCCCTGATGGTATGCCTATCTACCGGTTAGCAGATGGAGCCCGCCGCAAGATGGAAAAGTTCGTTGGAGATTACTCCCAGAAATTCTTGGACGTATTCAAAGGCCTCGATAAAGATGAACGGAAGGTATTCGACTCCCTCGTTTTGAAAGCCAATGAAATGCACCGAGACCCTATGCAGGTCATTAACCTTGACGATGGGATTCACCTCGCAGTCCGTCATGACGCCTTTATTGAACATTACGATAGCGCTCCTGAAGCTATTAAAAAGATTCAGGAAATCCGTAACTCTGGTAAATATCGTCTGTCCAAGATGATTCAGGAGTCGGAAGAAAACGAAAACGCTGGATTCGGCAAAGGCTTCACAGTATTTGCTCTCCCTAAAGGCAGTGCCGCTTTCAAGTCTGAAGATGCCGCCCAGAAGTACGCAAAAGCTCACGAAAAAGAAGCTTATATCTCAATGATTCGGTCTCTCTCGGACAAACCGATGAAGTCATCTCAGGTAGATAACGTCATGAGTTCCTTTATGAAATACCGAGACATGATGGATAAGGTCTACGAAACATCTGCGCAGGCCGCAAAAGAGTCCGGGGCTAACTATAAACTCCCAAAGAAACTCAACGGCTATTTCCCGCAAATCCACCTTCCCTACGTCGTTTGGGTAAAAGATAAGGACACCAAGACCTTTGTCCGCACCGCCAGCTTCTATAACGCCTCCGAAGCATCCAAGAGGGCAAAGGAACTGAACCAAGCCGGACAAGAAGCTTACTGGGCAGAAATTAATCCTATCAACGCCATGGCTCACGGAGATAGATTAGCTAAAGTTGATCGAATGACAGAAGACCAGCTTAAACAACTGAATGACGAAGGGTTAATCTCCGTCAGCGAATCTAATAATGACACAGGCAATTATAATGAAGCTCTCAAACGGGTGTTTAATCCCTTGTTCAAGGAACATCATACGGTTGCCATTAAAGATGTTATGTCCCATATCGAAAAAGTGAACCGATACAGGAGCAATACAGGCAGTGCCGTTCATGACAACTACGTTAAGAAGCTCCAGTCCCAGATTCGGGTAACGGGATTGTATAAAAAGCTTCAAAAGATGAAGAAGGATGCTATCATTTCCCAAGATGAACTGAATAATATCATTAATAGCGCCAACATGAAACAACAGTTCAATCCGTTCTTCCAGAAGCGTTCCGGAGCCAGCGGCTACAGCCAGAACGTAGCGGACTCTGTATATCGTTACCTTATCACGTCCGGGAACTTTATCAGTAAAGCAAAGTTCTACGCAGAAGCCACGGCCTATTACACGAGTAAATATCATAAAGACATTCGGGAAGAGGCTACAACGAACGAACAGAAATTCTTAAAGACGTATATCGAAGCTAACCACAGACCCACTTCCGTTACAGCCCTTGACCGGATGATTAATGACTATATGAACCTGCTCGCAGAAAAAGACCCGACGGGTATTGGTTCCCTGCTCCGTAGACGGTACGGACATAACCTCTATACAGGGCTTGCTAAAGACACACTGTCCTTACAAAATCTTTTGAAACTCGGCTTGTTCCGCCCGGCTTCGTTGGCTGTTCAGGCTTTTCAGGTACTTAACGCCAATGCAAAACTTGGTGGTAACAAATATATCGGTATGTCTAAATACTTCCGGACGGGACTCAAGGAAGCAACCGGATCGAAAAACGATGCTAAATGGAAAGAGCTTTATGACTATATCGGAATCAACGAAAGAAGCGTAGCTATCGATTCGGAAATCCTCGGTCGTCCTACCGGCGTCTTTGATAAGAAAATCCTGTTCGGCAAATCGGCAAAGGATTTGGCAGATAAGTCTATGTGGTTCTTTAATGTCGGCGATAAGTGGGCACGTAAAGCAACCGCAATCGGTGGTTATCTGAAAGCTATGGATGACTTTAAGGAACTCTCCCATGATGAAAAGAAAATGATGTTGGACGAAGCAATTACTTCATGGCAAACAAAGAAAGACCGAGCTAGACAGAACCACTATCCTTTTAAAGACCCTAAGCCCACGATGGCAAGTGTACGGAAAGAATACGTGTTCAATAAAACGAAAGACTTGGTCACAGAAACGAACTTCAACTATTCGGTAACAGATTCTCCGTTAGCTATGACCGAAGCCGGGGTAACAGGCAAACTCCTCCTCCAATTCAAGAAATATCCACTGTTCACGTTGAACTTCATGCTCCACAATACAAAAGAAGAGAATATCCGGTTCCTCGTCCCCATGTTCATCATGGCTGGCGCCCTGGGTATGCCTTGTGCTAATCTAGTAGACGACATCTTCGATAAGACGACGGGCCACAGCCCCGTCATGGCTTTGAAGAAAGGTATGATTAACTGGGCCGGTGGTTCCTCTGCGAAGAAAGCCTTGGTCAACGTAGCTCTGTATGGTGCTCCGTCATTGGCCGGCATCAACCTTTCCGGTAATATTGGCCTTGGCGACGCTATCCAGTTCGACCTCGGGCCTACTGTATCGACCGTATCCAATATCGCACAGGGCAACGGAATCATTCGTTCTCTGGCCCCTAGATTGGGTGCTCTTGAAGAAGCTGTAACCGGCAAGAAAGAAAACAAATACGGACAAATCACAGCAAAATACACTCCCTACGACCAGCTCCTCAAGGTTTTCGGTTTCCGGACGATGGCAGAGACGAACTCTTCGGATGCTACTCGCGTCATGAAACTGGCTACTCAGAAATATAACGAATGTAAGTCCCAAGCTAAGAAGGAATATATCAAGAACCCGAACACAGATAATTACGAGGCATTAAAGATTTATGGTATGAGTGACGGTGATATTGCAAAGCTGCTGAAAACTAAAGATACAACAGCCATGGAAACTGCAATTAAGACGGTTCCAAAGAAGGCAAAGAGCCCGGAAGCGCAGGAAGTACGTAACCTGTCCAAGGCGGCTCAGGAGTTCGTAAAGTAAGGGGGATGAATGGAGAATTTCACAACAGTTGTAGAGGCACTTATTTTAATTTGTACGGCATTGGGTGGCTTCCGAGAGGCCATCCTCAAGCCGTATTTTTCACACCGGGACAAGGAACGGGAATGGAAAGAAAAATATGACCAAGTTATTGAAGAAAGGGAGAATGAAAGGGAAGAACGTCAAAAAGAACGAGCTAAGATGCTGGGGGATAAGTACGACCAGCTCGTACAGAGCATCTCTAATCTAAGCAACTTAGTAAACCGTCTTGGTGCGGAACAGCAACAGATGGCCCTTGACGAGGCCCGGTTCCACGAACGTTTCGAGTCTGTAGAACGGAGGTTGGATGATATTCAAAAAAGGGTTGACTCGTATAGTCAGTAGTACTTTCGTAGCGATGAAGTCCAATATGTCGTACATCTGTATGGCATTTGGGCTTCTTGCCGCTTTTACAGTTCTTTTATCTTGGTTATATGGTTATTGGTCTAACGGCCTGTGGGGGACACATTTTGAGATTAACTCATGCTGGCAAGGAATTTCTGCTTGTGGCATGGGGCTGGTCGGTCTGTTTAAGTGGTTAGTAGATTCCACAAAGAATAGCCCGTCCGGTGAATATCCAATTCCTCCCCGGCCAGTAGATAATTCTAAGAATAGGAGTGATGTTGAATCAAAGGTGTAGATATTTCTGAAAATCAGAGTTTTATTGATTGGGACGCATTGCAAGAGGCTGGTGTTGAGTTTGTCATTGTTCGTGCTGGCTACGGTCAGGGACATGAAGATTCCAAGTTTAAGGAATATGCCACGGAAGCTCTTAACCGAGGCTTCAAAGTCGGAGCATATTGGTTCAGTTATGCACTGGACGTAGACCAAGCTCGAAAGGAAGGGGAATACTGCCGTGACATTATCGGGAATTGGGGAGGCTTGCTTGAACTTCCTGTCTTCTTTGACCAAGAGTATAGTAGCTGGCGTGAAAATAATGGTTGGGATTCTGATTCTGCCACTGCTATGTGCGATGCTTTTGCTGATGCTCTCAATCTTAATACCGGTGTTTATGCTAACTATGATTGGTTTACTAATGTCTTGGATTATGATTACTTGAAAGGGAAATATTCTATCTGGCTGGCTCAGTACGACAACTCCCCGTCCCTTGAATGTGATATCTGGCAGTACAGCGACTCGGAACAGTATGGGGCAAATCAGTTAGATTCCAATATTTCTTATATGGAGGCATGATGTGGAATCCAATAAAAACCTTTTCCGTTGGGTTTTGCTTAGTATTGTTGCCGTTCTTTGTGTCATTCTCTTTTGCGTCTTCCACGACAGCCGAAGTGCCGCAGACTCAGACGGTGCAGATGTCACTCGAACAATACAACAGGTTAAAGACGAAAGTAGCACAGCTCGAACTGAACTTGACAACACTCGAACAGAACTCCGAAACGGACAAGCAAGAGCTGACGACGCTAAAAAAACAACTGGAAGACTGCAAGACAGCAATGAGCAAAGCCGAGCAGTCATCGAAGACAGCCAGCGACTCCTTGGAGAAATTAGAGACGAATTTGCAGATATTGACAGAACAAACGGAATCACTGAAACACAAACTGGAAATCAAGAACCGGCAGAATAAGATAGCTTGGATTGTAGCGGGAACAGCTATCCTGTGCGCTGCTTCAAAATAGCCCTGAGTGGCCCAAAATTGGGCCACTAAATTCTCCATGACAAATCATACCTAGACTTCCTATTATATGTTAAAAAGGCCCTTGAGAGGGCCTCAAATGACAAAAAACAGCATTTTATGCTTATGGCCACCCTCGTTTGGGTGGCCTTATTTTTGTCTCAGTTGAAAATACTCACTTTATGTGTTAAAATACTCATATATAGTAATTTTGACATAGGGAAAGGAGTCGTATATATGTTTTCTAACCTACATACTCATACCGACTATAGCCTGCATGATGGATATGCTAAGATTCCCGATTTAGTGAGCAGAGCTAAAGAGCTTGGGTATCCAGCACTGGCCATCACAGACCATGGGACTGTAACGGGCTTGATTGATTTCTATGAAGAGTGTAAGAAACAGGGTATCAAACCTATCCTCGGTTGCGAATTCTATTATACCAATGAAATCACCGTAAAGGAAGCTCCGACATACCACCTCTTGATTCTGGCCAAAGATAATGATGGATATAAGAACATGATGAAGATGGATACCTATGCTCACGAACATTTTTATCGGAAGCCAAGAATCGGAATCGAAGCCCTCAAACAGTATCATGAGGGGCTCATCTGCACCACAGCCTGCATCGCCGGTCCACTAAGTGCTTCAGAACCAGAATCCTTGTACAATAATTTATTAGAGATATTTGGTGACGATCTGTATGTAGAAATCCAGCCTCATGATTTCCAAGAACAGATTGAATACAACGAGAAGTGGAAGGACTATTTCCCCAGCTCGAAAACTATCGTTACGTTAGACAGCCATTACATTGACAAGGAAGATATCCAAGCTCATAAGTTATGGCTCGGTCTTGGCGACGATTCCCAGTATTACGCCTCTGACGACTATTACCTTCGGAGTGAGGACGAAGTACTGGACTGGTTCAAAAAATATGGTATTGACGCAAAGAGTTACATTGATAATGTACAAGAAATCGTTGATAAATGTAATGTAGAAATTGAGTTTGGTGGACAGCATTACCCCGTATTCTGTGATGACCCAGCAACCTATGTAAAACAGAAATGCAATGAAGGATTCAAGGCTTTAGGGATAAGCAAGTACCCGAACAAAGATAAGTACATCAAGCAGGTACGGCATGAATTCAAAATCCTGAGTGACCTTGGATATCTCAATTATTTCTGCATCATTGATGATATGATTCGTCATTGTCGTGAAGTCGGTATTCCAACAGGCCTCGGTCGTGGTTCCGTAGTCGGTAGCCTGACAGCGTACCTCATGGGAATTACAAAGTTAGACCCCATTAAGTACAATCTCGTATTTGAAAGATTTGCAAACCCAGAACGTGTAACCCCAGCAGACATAGACACCGATGTGTCCACTCCGAGAAGAGGCGACGTTATCGAATATGTAAAAGAGAAATATGGGGAAGTATATCAGGTTCGTACCATCAGCTATGTTCAAGATAAATCGGCTGTACAAAGAGCCGCACAGGCGATAAACGGGAAACATTATCTGGATTTAATTAGCGAGTACAAAAAGACAGACTCGTACAAAAAGAAGGCGGAAGAAAATGAACGCCTTGCTGACCACGATGCCTTCATAGCGTGTAGAAATAAAGAACTTATTAAACCTGTTGAATATACCAAAATGAGTAAAAACATCAACATAGTTGAAGACATGCCGGAGAAGACTTCCCTACAAAAGAGATGGAAAGCTTTGGCTATGAAATTCCGTGGTCACATCATCTCCTATGGATGCCATGCGTCGGCGGTGTTGGTAAGTCCGGAAGATGTATGTAACTGGACAGCAATCGAAAAACAAGGTGACAACATGGTTGTCTGCCACGATTTCCACCAGCTGGAAGCTCAGGGGTTATTGAAACTCGATATCCTTGGCCTTGAAACTTTGGATATCATCGAACAGACCAAGCACCGTGCCGGTATTGACATTGACGTAGCTAAGATTCCAGTAGATGACAAGACAACCGCCGCTATGCTCCGCAAGGGTGATACAACTGGTTGCTTCCAGATTGAATCAAATGTTATGACAAATATCATCATCAGGATGAATGTTAAGAATGTAGAAGACATGTCAGCAGTTGTTGCGTTAGGAAGACCGGGTCCGTTAGACTCTGGAATGGCAGAAACTTTCCTCCGCCGCCGTAACCACCAAGAACCTACCGTGTATGATATTCCAGAACTCGAACCTATCCTTAGGGATACGGAAGGTGTCATTCTGTATCAGGAACAAATCATGCAGATTGCTCAGAAGATATGTGGATATTCCCTCGGTGAAGCAGATAATCTCCGTAGAATCATTGGCCGTAAGGTAGTAGATGAAATGAAACCGGCTGTAGATGATATGATTTCAAGAGGAGTAAAGAATGGATACACAGAAGCTCAAATGAAAAGATTGACCGATAATATCATCACCTTTGCCTCCTATGGCTTCAATAGAGGCCATTCTGCGGCTTACGGTATGACAGCATGGGTTACTGCCTATTTAAAGGCTCATTATCCAGCGGCGTTCATGGCTTCTTTGTTGGATTCTAACTGTAAGGATAAACCGAAACTAGCCTCTTATATTCTTGAAGCAATGCATATGGGAATTAAGATTCTCCCTCCCCAGCTTTCCCATTATAACTGTTACTCGGACTACGACGAAGAAGGGGCCTATATTATTCTTGGGCTGAACTGTATCGCTGGAGTAGGCAACACACAGATTCCCAAAGATTCCCCAGAAGACTTCAAAACGTTTTTGGAAGCCAATATCAATATGAATAAGACAGTTTTGAGTAACTTAGTAAAAGCTGGTGTATTCAAAGGGAACAGAGACGAGATGCTACAATATATTGTGTGGGCAAAAGATAAAAGAAAATCGAAATGA